TGTTCCTCTCCAAATGGTACGTGCCGTTGGTGAGAACACCTTCCAGCCAAAAATCGGCTTTAAGACCAGATATGGTCTTGTTGCTAACCCATTTGCTGAAGGTCTCGATAAGGGCCTTGGCCGTCTTCAAATTAACGCAAACCGTTACTACAGAAGAGTACAAGTCAAAAATCTTATGTGATCCAATTCACATAAAAAGATTAGGGACCCAATTGGGTCCCTTTTTTATTGGGATCCAATGAATCAATACCAACTCATAAATAGTTAAAAAACCATGGCTAGTGCTTGCGACAATCAAATAGAAAACAGAAATTTTCTATTACCAACTCAATTTTTATTTACTTTAAATAGAGCACCAAAAGTATCTTTCTTTTCAAATTCAGCAAACATTCCCTCAATGACATTGGGTATTGCGATTCAACCAAATTATCTGAAAGATATTTCACAACCAGGAGATAAGATATCTTTTGAAGATCTTACTCTTCGTTTTTTGGTTGATGAAAATTTAGAAAATTACATGGAAGTACATAATTGGATAAAGGGACTTGGTTACCCAGAAACATTAGATCAAATTTACACTTTACAACAACAAAATAAAAATATTGACAGCAATATTAAATCAAAAATGAATATCTATTCAGATGGAACATTGCAAGTATTAACAAGTGGCCAAAGACCAAATTTTCAAATAAAATTTTATGATCTTTTTCCATATGACTTGACTACTCTATTATTTGATGCTACAATAACAGATGCTGATCCATTTACAGCAGAAGTAAAATTTAAATACACATATTACGAAATTACTGACAATTTGGGAAATAAACTATATGAATATAAATGATCTACAGGATATGTGGCGGACAGACTCTAAAATTAATATGGGAAATTTACAAGAAGAGTCATTAAGAGTTCCAGAACTACATTCCAAATATTATGATATTTTAAACAATTTACGTCTATTAAAAGCAAAAGCAATAGAAGAAAGAAAACACACAAAAAAGAAAAAAAATGATCTGTTCACAGGAAAAGGAAATTATTCAATAGAAGAAATACCAAACGAATTATATAAAGCAAGATCAGAAGATTTGAAAGTAGCAATAGATGGAGATCAAGAATATTCTAAGCTAACATTAAAAATTGAATATTATGAATCGATGTTAGATTTTGTTTATGATATACTAAAAATGATTCACAATAGAACTTATCAAATTAAGAATTGCATAGACGTACAGAAATTTTTAGCTGGATTCTAATTTGTTTTTTTGGCATAAATACCTAAAATAAAGATTATATTATGTCAGACGTAATCATAGAAAAGAAAAACGAAGTTTATATTAAATTAAATTGTGAGCCACACGTAATACATGAATTGCAACCATATTTCACGTTTGAACTCGATAGTGCAAAATTCATGCCACAATTCAGAAATACTGGGTGGAATGGTAGAATAAATTTATTATCTGTAGTTACTGGAGAAATATACGTTGGTTTATTAGATAGAGTAATTGCAAAACTAAAAAGTCACGGATATTCATACGAATTTAAAAACAATAAGTATTATGGACTTCCATTCGAAGTTAATGATGAAATTAATAGAGAAGGAGTACAAGGATATTTAAACGCAATTTGCAAAAAAATGTCACCATATGATTATCAAATTGATGCAGTATATGAATGTTTAAGATATAACAGAAAAACATTAATATCTGCTACCAGTTCTGGCAAATCTTATATGATTTATGCTTTGATTAGATATTATATAAACAAAGGAATTAATATTTTAGTTGTTTTTCCTACAACTAGTTTAATTCATCAGATGTTTAAAGACTGGGATAGTTATGGCTGGGATCCAGAAAATCACTGCCACATGATTTATACTGGAAAAGAAAAAAAAAGTGATATGCCAATTACTTTAACAACTTGGCAAAGTATTCATAAGTTGGATAAATCCTTTTTTGAAAAGTATGATTGCGTAATCGTAGACGAATGCCATACTTGTAAAAGTAAAAGTCTAATCGACATTATGAAAAAATCTCATAGTGCAAAATACAGATTTGGATTTACAGGAACTTTATCCAATGGAGGAAAAGATTCTCAAACTCATGAGTGGGTAATTGCTGGTTTATTTGGACCACAATATAAAGCAATTGGAACAAAAGAATTAATGGATAAAGGTAGAGCAGCTCAATTAGATATTAATTGTTTATTGATTCGACACCCACCACAAAAATTTGACGCTTATGAAGATGAAATTCAATTTATCATTAACAACGAAAAGAGAAATAATTTCATAAAAAATTTAGCAGTTAGTTTAAAAAAGAATACTTTAATATTATTCACTAGAGTAGATACTCATGGTAAAATAATTTATGATTTAATAAATAATAGTGTCGGAGATACACGTAAAGTATTTTTTGTTCATGGTTCAGTTGAAGTTGAAGTACGAGAGGAAGTGAGAGCCATTACAGAAAAAGAAGTTGATGCTATTATTGTAGCAAGCTATGGCGTATTCAGTACTGGAATTTCAATTAAAAATTTACACTATGCAATAACTGCATCTCCATATAAATCAAAAATAAAAATATTACAAAGTATAGGTAGATTACTTAGATTGGGACAGGATAAAAATAAAGCTGTTCTTTATGATATTGCTGATGATTGTACTCATAATAATAAAAAAAATTATACCCTAAATCATTTTATAGAAAGAATCAAACTATACAACGAAGAACAATTTAATTATGAAATTATACCTGTAGACTTTAGAAAATGATGGAAGACGATTTTTACTGTTCCTTAAAGTTAATAACAGGAGAAGAAATTTTCAGTAAAGTATCAGCTACAGAAGAAAATGATACTATTTTATTGATTCTATCAGATCCAATAATAATAACAGAAATTAAAACTAAACAAGGAATTGGTTACAAGATAGAACCATGGATGAAAACTACTACTGATGATATGTTTATAATTGATATATCTAGAGTATTAACTATGACTGAATCTTATGATGATGATATGATTGAAATGCATCAGAAATACGTTAATAAAAAACAAAATAATACTTTAGAAAATGATAGACATCCTAATATGGCTAAAGTTACTAAACAGATGGGATATATCAATAACGTGAATGAAGCTAAGTTAATGTTAGAAAAGATATATAATAACTCTTAATTAGTTTTCCTACGGAAAACCTTTCCTTCGGAAAGAGTATTATTTGTTCTTATATTATATAAAGTTAATAGTTACTGGTGGCTTCAACGCTAACAAAGCTATTATACACCATTCTTAAAACCTTGTCAACCCCCCCCCCCTCTTCTCCCCTAGGGCTTGACAAGGAATTAAATCCATGCTATAGTGTTACTACATATAAGTAGTGTAAACAAATGCAGACAAGCGTAATGACAAAAAGAAAAAGAAGTATACATTATGTGAATAATAAAGATTTTTTATCTGCAATGATAGAATATCGTAGACAGGTAAAAGAAGCAAAAGAATTAGATAAACCCCAACCAAGAATACCAAATTATATTGGAGAGTGTTTTTATAAGATTGCAACTCATTTATCGTTTAAACCAAATTTTGTTAATTATATGTTTAAGGATGATATGATTTCAGATGGGATTGAAAATTGCGTACAATACATTTTGAATTTTGATCCAGAAAAATCACAAAATCCATTTGCTTATTTCACTCAAGTTATACATTATGCATTTTTAAGAAGAATACAAAAAGAAAAGAGACAATTGGAAATTAAAGGTAAGATATTAGAAAGATCTGGATTTGACGAAGTTTTTACTGATGATAATTCAATTTATGGTGGCAACTATTCTGATTATAACAGCATTAAGGACAATGTTCATCAGAAACTTAGATATTGATTTGTAAGGTAGATAATGAAAGTAGCAATCATAAATGACCAGCACTTTGGCTGCCGTAAAAATTCAAAATTGATCCATGATTATTTTCTTCAATTTTATGAGAATGTATTTTTTCCTTATCTAGAGGAAAATGAAATAAAAACTGTTATTGATCTTGGGGATACTTTTGATAATAGAAATTCCATTGATTTTTCTGCAATTGAATGGGCAAAGGAAAATTACTATGACAAACTTGAAAAATTAAATATAGATCATCATATCATTGTTGGTAATCATACATCAAAGTTTAAAAATACAAACAAAATTAATTCACCTAACTTATTACTAAAAGAATATAAAAATTTTACAGTACATTCGGAACCAACTGAAGTAAATTTAGCTGGTCTAAAAGTTCTTTTTATTCCCTGGATAAATCAAGAAAATGAGGAACAGACATTAAAAATGATTTCAGATACTGACGCCAAGATGGCAATGGGACATTTGGAGTTAAATGGATTTGTTGCACATAGAGGTCATGTAATGGAAGATGGACATGATCCGAACATATATGAAAAGTTTTATAAAGTTTTTTCTGGACATTATCATACAAGATCAAATAACGGTAAAATATTTTATCTTGGAAATCCATATGAAATTTATTTTAATGATATTGATGATACAAGAGGGTTTACTATTTTTGATACTGAAACATTAGAACATTATCACGTCAATAATCCATATAAATTACATTATAACATATATTATGAAGATACTCCACCTCAGCTATTCAATGTGTCACAGTATGAAAATAAAATTGTTAAATTAATAGTTCGTAAAAAAACAAATGTAAAACAATATGAAAATTTTGTAAATAAATTATATCTTTCTAATGTAGCTGAACTAAAAATAATTGAAAATTTTGCAATTCAAGATAATGAAATTGACGTGTCTCTAGAAAATGAAGATACACTATCACTCCTACAAAAATTCATTGAAGATAGTGAAATTAATTTAGATAAAACAATGATTAAAAAAATCTTAACCGAAATACATACAGAAGCATGTGAGTTAGTATAATGTTTTTGATAACTATAGAGGGAAGAGAAGAGGAAGGTGCATTCTCCGTTCAAAATGAAGATGGAGACAAAGTTTTATTTTTATTTCAAGCGGAGGACGATGCAATTCGATATGCATTGATGTTAGAAGAAAATGGATACCCAGAAACGTGCATTATAGAATATGATGATTCGTTGTTAATAAAAACATGTGAAGTAACAGGAAATAAATACACTGTAATTACACCAAATGATATTGTAGTTCCACCAAAATATAATATATGATAATATTTGAAAAAGTAACATTTAAAAATTTCTTGTCCTTCGGTAATAAACCAACAAGTATAGAATTAAATTCAACTCAAAATACTTTAATTATTGGAAAAAATGGTTGCGGAAAATCCGTTTTTATGGATGCAATTACATACTCATTATTTGGTAAGGCATACCGACCAATCAATAAACCTCAGTTAATTAATATAATAAATCAAAAAGATTGTTTGGTTGAAATAGAATTTAAAGTAGGAACAATAGAATGGAAAGTGAGAAGAGGACAAAAACCAAATATATTTGAAATTTATAGAAATGGAAAGATGATAGATCAGAACGCATCATCTACCGACCAACAAAAATGGTTTGAACAAAACGTTCTTAAAATGAACTATAAATCATTTACTCAAATTGTAATACTTGGAAATAGTAATTTTACTCCTTTTATGCAGTTGACACCAGCAAGTAGAAGAGAGGTTATAGAAGAATTATTGGACATTAAAATATTTTCTTCTATGAATATTGTGGTTAAGGATAAAATAAAAAAGATAAAAGATGAATTAAAAATACTGGAGATTAAAAAAAATACACTAGATGAAAAAGTATTGTTACAGTCCAATTTCATTTCTGAGATAGAAAAAGAAGGAAAAAATAATATATTAGAAAGAAAAAATAAAATTTTAAGTCTTGAGCAATTAAAGGAAAATTATGAATTGGAAAATACCTCATTGATTTCTGAGGTAGATAAAATGAATTTGAAGTTAGATGAATTTACTAATGTCCAAGGAAAATTAAAAAAATTAGGAACACTAAAAGGAAAGCTACATCAAAAAATCTCTTCAATAAACACAGAACATAAATTCTTCTCAGATAATACAATATGCCCAACTTGCACACAAAGTTTGGATGATCAGTTTAGAAAAACAAAAATAACACAATTGGAAGAAAATATTAATAATTTAAATTCTGGATATGAAGATTTATGCAATACAATAAAAGAAGAGGAAATTAGAGAAATAGAATTTAATAAATTGTCCAAAGAAATAGTAAATATAAATCACAAAATATCTCAAAATAATTTAAAATCATTGCAACACAAAAAACAGATCACCGATTTAGCAAAGGAAATACTAACAATTAAAGACAAAATTGAAAATAAAAATCAAGAGCACAAAAAATTAGAGCAATTTTTATCCGAATTGGAACAAGTATCTTCAGAATATGAAAACAAGAAAGATTTAATGTGTTACTATGATTATACTTATTCTTTGTTAAAAGACAATGGTGTAAAATCTAAAATTATTAAAAAATATTTACCAGTCATAAATTTACAACTCAATAAGTATTTGCAGAGAATGGATTTTTATGTTAATTTTTCTTTAGATGAAGAATTCAATGAAACCATAAAATCTCCATTGTATGAAGATTTTAGTTATGGGTCTTTTTCCGAAGGGCAAAAACAAAGAATAAATCTAGCACTTCTGTTTACCTGGAGAGAGATTGCGAAAATAAAAAATTCCACCAATGTTAATTTACTAATATTAGATGAAGTATTTGATTCTTCTTTGGACGCAAATGGAACAGATGAATTTTTAAAAATAATTAAGTATATTGTAAAGGATTCAAATATATTTGTAATTTCACATAAAGAAGGAATTCAAGATAAATTTGAAACTACATTCGAAGTAGAAAGGAAGATAAACTTCTCTCAGATCATCAGAAAATAACCAGTTCACAAACTGGCACACAAAATGGTTTCGGTGCCTCGTTTTTGTGTATACTGATTTCAGTTACATGAAAATACCACTAATTTATGAAACATAATCATGAAATTCATGGGAACTTAGCCAGACTACTGGCTACTGAGAACTTGAATATTGAACATAAAAATGTTGAAACTGCAATGTTTGATGTTAAATCTAGAACATTGACTCTTCCACTATGGGAGAAAGCTTCAGACGTGCTATACCAACTTTTAATTAGTCACGAATGTGCTCATGCTATTTTTACTCCTGATGTAGACACAAAAACTCTTACTAAAGTTCCACATGCATACATCAATGTAGTAGAAGATGCTAGAATTGAAAAGTTAATGAAGAGAAAGTATCCAGGACTTAAGAAGATTTTTTATTCTGGATATAATGAGTTTTGCGAGAATGACTTTTTTGAACTAAAAGATGTTGATATTTCAACTCTTGGATTTGCAGACAAAGTTAATATTTTCTTTAAGTCTTCTAATTTCTATAGTTTTAATTTTTCCGAACAAGAAAAAGAAATCATTGAGTTAATTGAAAACTCTGAAACTTTTGATGATGCCATTTATGCATCTGAAGTTTTATATAAATATTGTGATAAAAAAGATGAAGTTCCAGAACAAATTTCTTCTCTTGCAAATCAAGAAGGAAGTCAGTCGCAGGAACAAGAAGGTCAACCTTCAGAATCTGATAATTTAGGTAATTCGGAAAATACTTCAGATGAATCTTCTCAGCCAAATGTAAATGATGGCAATAATGCAAAACCACAAGATTCATCTAAACCCAATACAAACCAACAGGTAACTAGTGGGGACGGCACCAACGATCATCGGAACAATTCGGGAAAATCAGTTGGAACTAGTCAAAAAAATGATGTGATTAAAACCATGGAATCATATCAAAAATCAGTTAACAATTTAAATAAAGATACTCCGTCAAAAGAGTTGGTATATTTGACAATTCCAACACTTAAAA